GTGTTGTTCGGGAAGATAATCTATGAACATCATTTCCCAGAAAGCTTTCATGGCTAGGTGATTTCCTAATGGCAATGCACCTAATAACTTACGCGCATTTCCTTTCGTATAATCAACTTCATCATTAAATAAAGCTTCTACTGATCCGAATACATCATAGGCATCATTTAACAAATCCATTGTAGGTGTAGAGTCAACAGAGAATATCCCTGTAGCCTGTCCTGACGTTCTATAGAAGATTGGATGCTCCATGAAAGGTGAAGCAATTGAATCCACGATAGCCGGAACAACGGAAGCAAATGCTGATCTTGAAATAGAGTTAGCAAAGACTGACCCTGCACTCAATCTCTCTTCTAAGATTTCATCTCTGTCATCTCGTCCAATGGTAGTTAAGCGTTGTTGCGCTTGGAAAACTAAGGCTGCCGTCATCATAGAAAAGGCCACTTCTGCAGCAAAGGCTTGATCGTGATACTTCGCGCCTTTTACTAGATGTCGTGACCATGCTTGCGTGACAAAACCTCTAAACTGCATAAGCAATTTACCGGTAATGGTATCGTCCAATCCCTTTATAGATGAACCCATATCATTATCTTGAATAATGCCATCACCCCATCTACGCATGGACATTACGAATGTATCGCGTATCTCTTCATCCCACTCTTCTAAGTTCAGATTTTTAAGCTTAGTACTTCCGTCCTTCAGCTTTGAGTGTTGCTTAATCTGAGCCTTAATCTGCTCCTGCATCTCATCACTTATACCAAGGTCATGAAGCCGGTCTGCACTCGTAAGCTGTTTACCTTTATGTCCGATCTCTTCAAAATCAATGGAGTTAACCCACTTCTGAGCCATGCCCTTCATTGTCATATTCTTAATGACTTGGTTAACACCAAAGAAGCCTGACGAATGTCCGACAGCATAGTTCAACTGGTCTAGTTTCTTCTCACTAGCATTAGCCATGTCCTTCATCCTACTCCCACCGCTCCGCATAGCAGAACCAACCTCATCGATCTGGTTAGCCGGTGGACTCATTAAGGACATTGAACTGTAGCCGCCTAACCAATCATCCAACTCTTCAGCCAACTCATCGGCAAACTTACCGTCTTGCGCCCTTGAGAATATTTTAAGCATCTCTGGCATATGTTGACCCATGACGCGGAAACCTAACTGTCCTACAGCAACCCCTACCTCTGGTATCTGAGCCAAACCTACTTGGTTCATTAACCGTGAGAAGTTGAGTTTCCGTAGCAGTCTTGCTACATGGGAAGAAGTTGAGTTGGTATCCGCTTCAAGAGGTCTACCGATTAAGTGGTTATACCCATCTCTAAGGTTCTCGATTACTTGAGTATTCTTCATACTCCCTGTATCTTGATTTTGGCCTACACCCTGAGTGCGCTTAATCCGCTTGAGAATTTCAGTCATATCAGACTCATCTCTGATACCTTGTCGCGCCAGAGCAATATGCCCTGTCATTGCATTAGCATAGTTATGAAATAAGCCTTCTGAATTGTTATCAAAGAAATCGCTTACATCCATCGTTTCATCCATCTCAATACGCCTTCTCAACCGATTAACATTGCTGTCTTCGGTTTTCTTGCCGTGATGAAGTGTTTCGATGAAATCATCAATGTCATCCTCTGGTACTTGAAAGTCTCTAAGGTGAGACTTCAGCCTACCGGTATCGGTGGTACTGATAACCTTATGGATATCGACCCCACCACCTTTAGATAACCGCACTACATTTAATATACCTTGTGCTGTTCTCAGTAGGTCTGCCTCTGTTGGTGCGTCTGTCTTAGCTGCCCCCTTAGAAGGAAACTTTTGAGTCTTAGGTTTTAATGCTCTGGCAATCTTTTTGACTACTGCCGCTTCTCCTATTTCATTAACAGCCGCTCTTAACTTCTCAGCACTCCAGATTCTATGAAGGTAATTCAAGTTCTTCTCTAAATTCTCTACACCAGTTACTCCAAACTTTTGAGCCTCTTGTAACATCTGTGCATAGGCATCTGCTTGATGGGCCGCATGAGCGTTCACGAACTCATCAGAAGATTTAGTACCGCGTACTGCTTTAGATACTTCCTCATTAAAGAGTTTTCGTGTATCCCCTTTAAAGTTAAGAAAGCGTCCAGATTCACCCTTCGCCTTTAACCAACCCTTAAAGTTTGTCTGAAAAGATTTGTTATGGTGATACATGATTCTGCCGAAAGTTATCTTCTTATATAAGGAAGCTGATCCGTTTCTAATTAGAGAAGTGTTTGTGTAACCTGGCGCGTCCTCAAAGATGATACTGTTAACGTGCCTAGCCAAGGCCACAGTAGAAGACCCTGCCCAAGAAGCCCGATCTACTCGGAACTTACTGCCGTAAGATTTACCTACCTCTTGTCCTGCTATCTCCTTTTCCATCTCATCGATCTGCTCATTAGTGTGAAGAACTTTGCCATCACTTACATCTGAGCCACTATCTTCCACAGTACCTAAGACATCATCGCCTTTCTCAGCACCAACCTTATGTCTGCCTAAACCCTCATCAGAGGCCAATGCTCTGCCTTTAAGGGCAGTAGGTGAACTGATACCTGACCTAGGCTCACTTAACGTGGATGTCTTGGTTTTGAGTTTAGGTTTAACTTTAGCGGTGACCTGCTCAAGGGTTTCCCCTCTCAGCATCCGTAGCGCACCTTCGGGTGAGATATGGTTCATTCTCGCTTCAAGAATAATCTTCTGGGCATCTACCTTTTTATGTAGACCTCGGATATCTGCATCTCTAGAACGGAAGCCCTTTAAACTAGCTATAGCTGCTTCTAAACTCTCTAGCTGCTTGCCTCTAGCTATTGCTTCCTTCGGGTTCTGTTTAAGCCAAGCGCGGCTCGACTTCGATGCGCCTTTAAGTACCTTACCCATACCGCTTGTATGGAAGTCAGCTAACCTTTTAACGTGAGATGCTATCTGCTTATCAAGCATTTTACGTTGCTGCTTCCCTAGTCGTTCACCAGAGGCTTGTACGATCCCCTCAATATACCTTTTACTGTGTCCTAACTTCTGAACACCTTTCTCCGTAAGTGGGAGTGCTTCTGACTTTAGGTCAGCGACAACCCTAGTATTCTGAATGTCTTCTAATGTCTCAACAATCCACTTGGATTCTGGAGAGGCTTTTGCTTTAGGCGCACCTTTTAATGCCCCACCTGCCCCACCTAAGAGAACACCACCGACCATTGAGAAGATAACATCATCTACTCCCATGTCATCTCTTCTAGTCGCAAGGTAACCATCAATTGCCACGTTACTTGCTACCCCTGCAAGGCCACCTCTAGCTGCGTTAGCTACTCGCCCTACTTTACTCGCAAAGATATATGGAGCCGCAACACCATCAGTCACGGCTGTCGCTACAAGGGCTGCAGGATCAAGCATTCCTGCAAGAATCCTGTAACCTATACCTGCGCCACCACCGTGCGAATTGATAATCTTATCTCTGTCCTGCGTCTGTACTAAGCGTTTCTTAATCGCTTCAGAATGGCGCAGACTAACTGCCTCTCCTAACTGGTCATGAAAGCGTTCTTCAACGCCTTCTCTCCACACATCAATATCCTCGTCAGAAGGTGACCAATCAGGATCAGGAACAAAAGCACCTTCCCCCTTTTCAAGGAGTAACCAAGAGGCTGCAGATTCTTGCCGCAGCGCAGTATGGAACACATCTAAACTTGATATGGACTCCTCTGCCTTCTCCTCTAACAGTTGGGCATGGCGTTGACCTTTACCTACATCTTCATCCGTTAAAAACTGCTTACCTAAAATGGTGTCTGGGCTTCTGTCAACTTCATCTAGCCAACTGCGTTGCTCTTCCATTACTGCCCCTTATTTGTTATGTACTGATTCTTTTTTACTTTCTTTAATTGTATTTCGTGTCTTTTCTTTCATTTGTTTATCTAACGCGCCCCCAGACTCAAGAAAGTCAGTATAGGAAATTCTGACAATTCTATTAAAGCGATCTGTAGCCGGTAACTGCGTAACTTTATCTACAAGCACAAAGGACTGATTCGTAGAAGGCTTCATCACAAAATCGTCAGAAGTAATCTTGTCTCCAGATGTGTGTGAGAACCTTGGGTTATCTTCTAAGAACTGTGAAATCACCATTTCACTTCGGGCCACTATCTTGGCTCCGTGCTGTGCTAGAGGCATCCCACGATTGTGGTAAAGAACCCCACCATAGTTTTCATAATCCGCAGCCCTTTCTATAGCCTTCTTTTGTGCTTCTTCTGGTGTTGTTCCTGCCTTGATAAGCAGGTCTTGGTAGCGGTTGAGTTCTGAAAGCATATTTGAATAGGAAGCGTTTTTAGTGTTGCTTGCCCCAAAGGCAGTCATAACATAACCTGCTTTTTCTATATCAATTTCTTTCAGAGCATTGACCAATAAGTCCTTCGAGTCAATCCTATACTTAGCGTTTAGATTATCAGAAGCATTGGGATTATTTAACGCCTCACTAGCTTGTATAACTGCATCATCGAAAGATTGCCCTCCTACTTTCATTAAGATTTCAACGGATTCAAAGTTCGCTAAATCATCATCACTCAGGTCTAATGTCCTAATGTAGTTACTGGTTTTTGCGACCTGATACCTTTCAAATGCTTTCTTGAAAAGAGGATTAGCTTGCCCTTTATCTGTTAATTTATTTAAGGTTTTAGACCCTGCTTCCAGAGCAAGCCTCGTTCCCTTGTGCGCCAACCCGATGCGGCTTAAATGTGGAAAGACATATTCATCGACAACCTTTCTATCAAGAGGGGCATATTTTTCCACCCCATCGACAGTAACTTTCTCACGCCCTTGGTTTAGAGGGTGATCGGGGTCGCTCTCCAATGCATCTAATAACCCTTGTTCAAGGCTACCGTAAGCCGCTGCCTTGCCTTCAGCACTTAAATGTGTGAGATCACCTGACAGTATGGCCTCGTTATCAGTAGCTATTTTTGCCCTCTTCGCGGCTTCTACCGCATCTGCATCCTTCTCTCTTTCCTGCCTTCTCAGCGCAGCCTGTCCTGCGGCTGCAGATAACTGTTCAGTATCTACCAGTTCAGTAATATGCTCCTGAGTCAGTTCCTGTTTATCTATTAGTTCGTTTAGGTGAATATTAACTTTATTAGCTAACTTCTCTTTCTCTAAGACACTCTTCTTTCCGGCCTCACCTTTAAGCTTCTCAATCTGTAGCCGCATCTGAGGAGAGATGTTACTGCCATCCCTCAACAAGTAATCCGCAATGGCAGTACTATGCCCACCGGCAGTAACTTGCCTAGAGTTCTCTGCCAAAAAGATAGCGTTAATGTCTTCATCAGATAACTTCCAATCCTCTGATTTAAACATTTGTTTAAAGCTTTCTAAGCGTTTACCAATGGTGTCTGAATCCACACCATCCTGCCCCCAAACCAATGCTTGTTGTGCGACAACCTCAGAAGCGAGGTTAACGCTATTGTTATAAGTGATGGCAGAATCGCGCATAGTAAAACCCTTAAACGCGGTTGCTTGGAAATCTGAGATGAAGGAATTTTTAAGCTTCCCTTGAACAGAAGCAAAGCTATCGGTAATAGCCTTATACTCATCTAGTTCAGCTAACTCTGCGCTTGTTTTATCTGGATTCGCTTGCAGCAGAGCAGTATAAGAAGTCTCCGCTCTAGATTTAATTAAGTTGGCATGAACTAAACTCTGGCTATCTATCCGGTCATTAGTCTTCTTCTCCATCTTTCCTGCAGCAGTACCAAAAGTAGTAATAGCACTCACAAGTTCTTGAGTACCTGCTTGCTTCATAACCTGATTCTGAGTCTGACTCCGAAAGAAGGTATCGTTAACTTGCGCTATGGCTTCCCTTGCCACAGGGGTTCTTCTAGCTTGGGCAAGTTTAGGTGTTCTAATTCGTTGTCTAGCCATACGCTGCCGCTCCTGTAGCTGCTGATCCTAACGCGCCCATCAGACTCCCTGAGTTATCTTCTACAAAGTACTTGCTGTCATCGACTCTTCCTTTGTATTTCAATCTACTGCTCTGGGTGTTTCTATCGATCTGAGCGACATTCATAGCTAAGTTACTGCTAACCGTATTACCATCGTATAGCCCCTCTCTTGCTACGCTATCCAGAAGGTTATCAATAGATAATCCTGCCATCCCTGCTTCACCTGCTGAGTTTCTAGTCTCTGCCTGTTCTACTTTAGTGGCTAATGTAATCTCATCTTCCTTTGCTCCTGCTTGCTTCTGTAACTCAACCTTCTTTATATTCGCTTGCTCGTAGTCTCGCTTGAGGGCTTCATTGGCTAACTTATTCTGATGTTCTTGTTGTCTATACTTCTCGCGTATCTGTCGATTCTGCGTGTCTGAACTGGTCTTGCTCTGATAGAGCATACCCCCTATGGACAAGAGCGTTCCTCCTACGGTCATTACTGTTGAGACTGTAGATGCTACCGCTAATGCACTAGCTGCTGTGGCTATACCTGCCGCTGCCGACCCTGCTACGACTGCTGTTCCTGCCGCTGCTGTAGCTGCTGCCGATGCCGTGATCGCTGCTGCGGTCATTCCTGCGGTAGCTGCCGCTGCACCCGACCCTGCCAAGCCTGCCCCGATGCCTAAAGCTGTTAATGTAACTGGACACATATTATTTAATCCTCACAAATTCGTAAAATAAACCCCTTCCTCTCGCCCCTGTAACCTGCCTTAAAAAGGTAAATCCAAGGTGTTTCAACCACGCGATAGAAAGGGTATTCTCTGCATGGACATAATTCATTAATAATGGATAATTCAATTGATTCACCCACACCTTAGACTGCCGTAAGAAAGTCAGAGGTATCTGAGTGATTCTGTCTGAGGCCAACAACCAAGGAGTTGCCCATTGCTTGTTACTCGCAACACCAAACATACCGATAACCTCACCATTGAGAATTATGGTATGCCGGTTTAAGGGAGAGGCGTGGAAACTCTCTATTAAAGCTTGCTTGGGAGTGAACCCTGCTAGAAGGTCTATCTCCACTACATCTGCCTTCCTCATCTTCTTCGCTAAGATATGGCAGTCCTTAAACTTTGCTGTTCTAAAATAAGCATCCTTGGCTGCTGTCATGTTAAATCCTTGTTGCTCTACTGTTATAAAGACCTTCCCACTCCACACTTTGGAATGAACTTGGAAGGTGTGTATTGTTTTCTATTTCAATTGTTACTGTTTGAGCGTTAGTCATTATCGGAAATCTATAAACACCAGAAGAGAGTTGGACTCGCCCCACTCTGTTACTGTTTGTGCCTAAAGTTCTACCGGTATATTTATGAGTAGATGTATCTCTACCTTCTGGTGTGACTTTAGCTTCAAAGTAACCAGTTTCATTAAACGAGACAGCGAAAGAGCGTAACTGCAACCTACCGTCCTTTCTAGGACTGTTGGTGTTAGTCTGCTTCACCTGTTGTTGCGAGAAGATATATTCCATGCTGTAGGGAATACCTACATATAAATCCTGCAACGCTAACTGGGTAGCGATAGTTGTTCCTGTATAAACCATCCCATCACGACTAATCCCTTTAAGGTTGTTGGCGGTGTAAGGAAGCGCACTACCTGCCTTGAGGTACTGCCTTCTATCCAATAAGATTGGTGTGGAAAAACCATCTAAGACTGCAGAATCATCTCCTGCTACTTTAAGTCGCTCTAAGGAATAAGTAGATCCTCTAAGTATTAAAGCAACGATGTTACTGTTGACAAAAGATAAGCCTACGACTGTGCCGTCCGTCTGCCACTTAGACCATGAACTCTGAATCTTCTCATTACCTTTCCAGAAATAAGAATAGATGTAGAGACAATCAGGTGCGCCTTCAGTTGTGCAGACAACCATATCTTCATTTGAGGAAGATACCATCTCCACCACTTCCCCTTCTAAATAGGTAGGACAATGAGCAGTAATATCAGCAGCGTCTTTACTATTGTAATCTGTGGAAACGTAGTACTCTCTGATGCCACTCCATCCACCTCTAAATACTGGGAAGAAAATATTCTTACCGGCACTAACAGGCTTGGCTCTTGTTGAAGATTCAAAACGTGTTGCTACGTTTGCCACAACATTCGCTGCAGTAAAAGCCGCATCACTTGTAATAGCAAACTGAGAGTATTTAGAGAAGACTAGAAGTGCTTCATCAAAGACAACTGCGTGTTTTAAGAAGGCAATCTTGTCATCACTAACTGCGATATCTAGCACTCTAGTATCTAAGGATGCCCTGACCGTTGTAGCGTAAAAATTGTAGTACTTTCCAGACTCACTCAATATCACATTCTCTTCCGCAAGAAGACCTAAACGGTTTTTGTAGAAGAAGATGTCACTCAATTTCTTATTAACAAAGGATGGGTCAGGTGAGGTTTCTAAGTCACCTACTAATCTGCTTCCCCAATCTATCTTCTGAAAGGTGAAAGTACCGTTAGCCTCTCTGACTAATTTGTGCGGTAGGGTTTCAGCAGCCAGTTTATTATTTAAACCATGCTTCTGAGTCTCTTCCCATGTGCCAGTAGTGTCGTTGTACTGAACGTAGAAATCATCCTTGCCATCACCGCCATCCCCTTCTACTAAGACCCTATAGTCTGCAAAACAAGTTGGAGGTAAATCTTGGAAATCAGTAATCTTATCTTGAAAGGCTATTACAGAAGTTTCACCTACAGAATCCTCGGCCCTTAATTTGAATGTACCACTTGTATTATTAAGCTTAATTCTAATTACGTTGCCTTGCCTAGAGACAGTCCACCCACCTCCTAAATTAGAGGAAAGTTGAGAGGAAAGTTGAGAGGCAATATGTGAGGACTGCAGCGTAGTTACATCTGTTGTAGATGTCGTATAACTAGCCTTCTCGTTATTGTCAATATACACCTTAGTTGTCGCGCCATAGTTACCTAACCGGACAAAGACAATTCCTTCTTTACTGACTGCTGTTGGAGCCGGTATTGTATCTCCGCTTGTAGACTCGTAGTTAACAGCCACATTTGATGAGGTATGCGTTAAGGTTGCAAAAGCCGTTGGAACATATCTATCGACTACATCCCCATTAGGGTAAGTCATCGTATACCCAAGACTTAATGTTTTAGAGTTATCATTAATGTTAAGAGGGGAACTTCCTACCATCCTGACTAAGACAGTAGACCCTAGTACAGAGGCTTTATGGTCTGTTAACCTTTCAATTTCATTCGCTAAGATAACAGCGAACTTAGAGGCCGTTATCGCTTCCTCTTTTGTTTTATCTTGCTCTAAGTCTATTAAGTAAGGGGTTGTCGTATGGCCTACATCAGTCCGTAGACTCTGAGGAACTTTAAGTTCTACATTCTCCCCATTAACTGATAAGGAATAATAAGGTGAGATAACCTCGGTACGGTAACCACCTGTAGTGGTGTTGTACGTTGTTTGTATGGGTGTAGGTAACTCAGCTAACTCTAATTTTAAGTGTGTCTCGCTGATTGTGTTGTAGGTCAACGGTGACCCATCTTTAAAGACCCTAACATTCCGGTCTGTATTTAACAGGAAGGTGTGGTCTGCAACTGTCCGTAGTTTAAAACTCTCTCTAGGATTAGCAGTTGATAAGTAATTCTTGCCATCAGGAAAATTAACCGTCTGGGCGTTTCCTTCAAAATCAAAGACCTTTATGTCTCCGTTTGTTGCAACAACCGTGTACTTTTCATCTGCATCCCTTTCATAGATATGAACTTTGGTATTAGATAATGTTGGAAGTGTGAAGGAAGATAACACTTCAAAAGGCGCACGTTTAACCAGACCATCTACAACAGAAGAGAAACCGTTTACTTGTTTCTCGGCCTGTGAGGCTTGTCTGACTTCGTGTGGTTGTTGTGAGATACCATTAATTAAATTAGGTATTGTAGAGGAGATTAATGCCATTACACTCTCCTATACGTTTTAGCTTGAATACCTGCATTATTAAAGATATTGTAATCTGCTTGTTCTAACTCTGAGGTTAGAAAATTGAACCATGCCCTTTCTTCATCCTCTCTCTGATATCCATGTAAATCAGCGGCCCCAACCATTCTATCTTGGAAAATCCTGGCAGCCTTTAGAGTGATGTAACTTCTAGCAGGTTCGGGTAATTCAGTAAAAGAAAGCATTACGGTGATATCGCAAATTACTGCTCTGCTTAAAGTAAACGTGTGCTTAATCCGGTCATACAATTTAGGGCCACGCATGACTAGGTTATTGCCTTCACCTATAATCTCGTCTATAGATAAAGTATTATTTGGTAACTCCACTTCCCCTTGAAAGTTAGGAGATAGAGTCATAGCCCTCTCGATGTTAAAAGCCCATCCATTAGCTTGGAATTTTCGTGATACTGCGTTTAATTGTGACTCAGCTACTTCTGCATCAGTTAGTCCACTTCCCAATTTATTAACTGGGGCTTCCCCGATAGAAGTAAGGATTTCATTAACTGCTTCTAATTCTGTTGTTGGTGATAAACTCATTCTTACCTCTAAAAGAAAAAAAGAGGTCACCCAATTAAGGGCAACCTCTAGTTTATTTACGCTGATTTAATAGCAATAGCACCTGCTGGACGCAAGATGTTATGACCCATAGCGTACTTAGCAACCATCAATGTTCCTTGACGGTCAATTTGGTACTCGCTCTCAAGACCTAAGTCCATTAGCTTCACAGTAGCAACTGCATCCTTGTTCATTAACAAGCCTACAACTTTAGAGTAATCGCCTTTGTAAGCACCATCACGACCAGAACCGACTGCTGTACTAGCCAATGCAGTTGGATCGCCTTGGCCCAATGCAGTTGACTCATTAGAAGAAGGTAAGTTGTTAGTTAAGTAAACAGGAACGCCTGCAATCATTGGAATCTGAGCAGTAGCGTATGAACCAGTACCACCAACATCTTTATTCATGTAGAACAATTTAGATGTATCAGTAGTATTGAACAATGCGTAGTACTGAGCAGGACGTAAGAATAATGCCAGTTCGCCTGTCACGTTCTTAGTCTCTAATTCTTCAACAGCCTTGAAGACAGAAGCAACAATCTTGTCACCTTTAAGTTCATCACCTGCCGCGCCAAGAGTGACGTTATCGGTAAATGTCTCACCAGTAACAGGAGATAGACCTGCTGCTGTAGCTTTTGCTGCTGTATCAATGAAAGCTGATTTCAATGCTACACGCAGGATATTTCTATCTGCTACAGACGCTAGAGCGTAAGCACACTCAGAAGAGTAAGTTGAACGTACTTCATAATGACGCATCGCTTCTTGGATGTTCGGAATGAAGATAGGAGAGATCAAGAGATCATCAACGGTTACCTTACGCTCACTATGTGCGATTTGGTCTGCTTGAATTAATTCGCCCGGTGTATGGTACTTAGCACCTGCTGTTCCGATCATTGGGAACGAGGCTGACTTACCAGATGAAATTGTGCGAACACGATGCTTGTCCATCATGATGTTCTTGTTGTGGAACTCGGTTAATACTTCCCCTGCAAAGATGTCGAGGAATAGTTCACGGTTATCACCTGCATTGTTCTTTTGACCTGCAAAGGTAACCGATTGGTTTGTTGGAAATGCCATTGTTGGAATCCTTGTGTATTAGTTAAAAATAAATAAAAATGGCGCATAGAAACGCCTTAACTAATAGCTTTCCGATTGTCCTCAGATAGGGTCTTCGTTCTATTATTTTGGGTTGACCCTATTGGGTCTGGGTGTAAGAATTGTCCTGCGAATACAGGGTTCTAGAGGATGCTGCTTCTTGATAATTTCTGTTCGACCTGCGCTCTAAACGCAGAGTCATTCTTGTATCTAGGGTCACTCATTGCCTCTCTTAATTGAAAGACAGAATCGTACTTATCTGGGGCTGAAGCTGACGCTTTACCCGATAGTGGCTCACCTGATGAACCGTACTCATTTGCGAAACGTGCTTGAAGTCCTTTGACTGCTCCGATAATAGTATCGGCATCGCCTGACTCGGTAGCTTGGTTATAGATTTCTGCTTCTTTCTCGGAGAGGGATGACCCTGCCCATTCTTGAAGTTTCTCAAAGCTTTCTTTACCACCAACTGCTGAGTACACTTTGTACTCTAAGAGTTCAGCCTTGGCTGTTTGCCCTTCAGCAAATTGATTTGCCATTTCCTTTGAGATGCCTTGCGCTTCTAATGCAGCGTAATCCTCTTCTGAATACTCGTTGCCATTTTCAGCATAACGATGTGACATTGCGTCAAAATCTAAACCTACTTCTTCAAGTGCTTCTTTCACTTCTTCTGGTTGGGATTCTTCAGCATTGTCCACAGCGACTTCTTCTTTCGGTGACATACGCTCTTGGGTGAATTTCTTCTCCAACTCGTTATAGGCTTTCGCCATGTCTTCGGCAGACTTGAACTTATCATGCAGCCATTCGGGCCTAGCTTCGACAGGAGCGTTGTCCTCTCTCAGTTGTTCCCCAATCTTTGCCATTGCTTCATCGTCTTTACCTTCCACCGCTTCTTCTTCGTGGGTGCTAATTGTTTCTACCATAATGTCCTTTTTAAGGTTGTCCTTCTAATTGTTTAGCCATTTGAGGGGCAGCACTTTTTGCCATTTCCATCATCTGCTGTTGCTGCATCTGCTGTTGCTGTGCTTCCTGCTCTGCTTGCTTTTCTTCTGCACTCTTAATTAAGCCAGAGGTATCTATGCCAATAGATGCGCCTAGACGATCTATGTAATCATCTACGTTCAAATTGGCTGCTAATACTTCCTGACCTAGTGGTGCTAATTTCTCTAGGAAGAGTGCTAACTTATTCAAGTCTTGCCCTCTGCCTAAAGCCTCAATTCCTGTTGTTATCTGTGGTCTAACCATATTCTTAGGTAACTTAGGCATCTTGCCTTCGCTCTCTAGGTTAGCCAACATCAACTCAACTAATGGTCTTTGGAACTCTTGTGACAGTACGGAATACACACCACCTAAAGCCCCTTCTAACTCATTAGCCATATACCTAATTTCTTCTGCTGTAACACGTTCAGCATTGCGCTGTACGGCACTATTCAAAAGGAAAGCATGAGAAAGCCGGTACTGGATATCGTCTAAGGTTTGTTTAACGAAACCAAAGTCTGCTTGCTTATCCATTTGGAGAACAGAGACATCATCACGACTCCCTGCTCTAACTGCACCATTGGGTGCTTCTTCAATTACTTTTGCCCTTGTCTGACCATTCTGTCTAACTAAGAATAATATTCTGGCTGCAGCTTGTGCGCCCTCAACTAAAGACTGTGATAGTAGTTCCACACTCTTTAAGTCTCCTA